AATGGTTCTACAGTTCGTATGGGCTCTTTATCCACCGTAGATAGTTGCGTTGGTAGATCTTATGATCTAGTATTGTTTGATGAAGCTGCACTTGGAGGTGATAAAGGTCAAGACGCTTTTAATATTCAACTACGTCCAACACTAGATAAAGTTGGAAGTAAAGCAATATTTATTAGCACACCCCGTGGTAAACTAAATTTCTTTTCTAAGTTTCATGAACGTGGTTATGATCCTGCATTTCCTGAATGGGTATCTTTAAAAGCTGACTATCTAGAAAATCCTAGAATGTCCGAAGATGATGTTTTAGAAGCTCGTAGATCCATGACTAAAGCTGAATTTGCTCAAGAGTATATGGCTGATTTTACTGTATTTGCGGGACAAATCTATAATTTTGATCCTAGTTGTGTAGTAGAATATGAGCCTAATGGTAATAAAATGGTAGATACTATAGCTGGTTGCGATCCTGGTTATAGAGACCCTACTGCTTTCTGTGTAGTAAAGTATGATCCTATCACGGAAATATATCATGTAATAGACGAATATCAAGATGAAGAAAAAACCACTGATATTCATGCTGCTAAATTTAGAGAGATGATAAATAATCATGGTATTGAAGTTATATTTATTGACCCAAATAATACTCAATTTATATCGGATCTAGCTTATTTATATGATATTGCAACTATAAATGCTCGCAAGAATGTGCTTTCTGGTATTTCATACCTATCAGCACTAATAGAGCAAAATAGGATTCGTGTATCTCCTCACTGTTTTCATACTCTAGCTATGTTAGATCAATATAGATGGGATGATAAAACTAATGGAGTAGAAAAACCCTTCCATGATCAATATAGTCACATGGCGGATGCATTAAGATATGCAATTCATTCGTTCGTGCCGTAAACCCAAACGTCATTGCCACAATCATAGACTCTATAAAATCCTGCATTAGCCATTATTTCCCGTTCAGTTAAATTTTTATCATATAAATGTGGAAATAAATTTTCTAGTTTATGCTTCTGACATTGGTATCTACTTAAAATCGTAGAATAATTATTATAAAAATAACCAGGATCACTAGTGTGTGAGAATTTAAATCCTAATATTTTATATATATTACCTATACTCCATCTTTTATCGCTATAAGAAATTATAGATTTTGGGGCATACTCTTTTAGAAAAGCTGAAAATAATTTTGATGCCCCACCTTGAATAGTAATATTAGTTAATGTAGCAAACCTTATTAATTCAAATTCTTCTTTAGAAAATCTCGGAGTACCAAATGTCATTACTGCTACTAATAAATCTTTTAGAAATAATCCATAATTTATATTAGTAGGAGTTCCTGCACCTTGTAAATGATTATCGGTTAAAAACTGCTTAGGGAAATTAATTCTTTTTATATTACATTCTCTAGCTCCAATAATATAATTATAACCTAGAATAGACATTAATTTAGATTTTACTAAATCTTGTTTATATAACCATTCATGTTCGAATATATGTATTAATCTTATATTATTGTCTTTAGCTAAATTAGTTTTATTTATATGATAGTATTTATCTTTTTTAATATCTGAATGCCAGTATTCACCGTTATATTCTATTCCAATATTTATATCTGGTAATAATATATCTATTTCATAATTATTTGGTAATCTTGAATTTCTAATTACTTTAGTATAATTATTTAGGTAATCAGCTAAACTTTGTTCTCCTTTAGAGACTGAATATTGCTGATTTGGTTCACATATTGCGCATTTAGCTAATGTATTTTTAGCTAAAATATTATGTGGTAAAATTTTCCATTCATGGTTACATTTTAAGTCTCTAACAGTTAAATATGTAATATTATTTTTATAATTATCTAATAATTGTAAATATGGATTTATAGCATATAATTCTTTTGCAAATGTTTCATGTGATTTATTAGAATAAGATTGTGGGGTACATAGTCTACACACTGATTTAGTACCTTTAGACATTAAATCAGATAATATTGTAGAATCCTCGTGACCACATTTATATTTAATATCTATATAACTCTTAGAAGTAGTATAATTAGAGAAACTTATTATATCGGGATATTTAATTGCTAATTTTTGTTTTAATATATCTTCTGTATATTTAGTACTGGTATTATTACATATAGGGCATTTAGTAGTTAGACCTCTTAAATATACATATTCCGGTCTTGTTTCCCAAATATGCCCACACCTATTATCTTTAATTTTAGATTTAACTTTAGCACCATTATATGTTATAAATTCCAAATAAGGATAAGTACCCTTAATTCTATCATTAACTTTTTCTAGGGAACTAGCCATGAAAATTCTCCAATATGTGAAAATTATATTATAAAGTATATATCATGGAAAAATCAATATTTGACTTTTTCTACCCCCATTGTTATAATAGTGAAAAATATGTAGAGTAATAAAATGGCTACAAATAAACGATTACCAGTAAAATGGATAAGAGATAAAGCAAAAGCAGCATACGAAAAAGACGATGTATGTTATGTGTGTAATACTACTGAGAATTTAGAACTGCATCATTTACATAGTATATCAATACTATTAGAAGATTGGTGTATTGCTAATGGAATCAGTATAGAATCTGATGAAGAGGTATTGGCAATTAGGGATGAATTTATTGCAGCTCATGAAGATGAGATATACAATAAAGTTTATACACTATGTAATAAACACCATGTGCAATTACATAAAATATACGGTAAATCTCCACCAAATCATACAGCTAAAAAACAAGAAGCTTGGTTAAAAATACAGCAAGATAAAGCACTAGGAATATACGTAGCACCTACATCGCCATTCGATAAATTTATAAGGGGCAAAGATTGAACATATTTACAAGTACAGTTGCCCACGCATATAATTATGTGGTAGAGAAATTAAATCCTGCTCAGGGTGAAATAGTTAATAATTTTGGAGATACTAAGTCTTCAGATCAAAAAGTTAGTTATTTCCAAGCATTTGAAAAGCTAGAAGCTGTTAATCGCGGTGTTAGTATGGTAGTAAACGGCTGTGCTAGTTTAGATTATGATATTAAAGATTCTCTACCTGCTAGTGTAATAACTGGGGTTAAGAAAAAATCTTTACATAATTTATTAAACTTTAGACCTAACCCATATCAATCTGCTATTAATTTTAGATTAAATATATTTACTGATGTAGTACTAGAGGGTAATGCCTTTATTTACTATGATGGAGCTTTTCTATATCATCTACCCGCTAGAGATGTAGAAATAATAACTGATAAGAAAACTTTTATTAAAGGTTATAAGTATAACCAAGAAATAGAGTTTAATGAATCAGAAGTATTTAGTTTTAAAGATGTAACTAGTGGAGATATTTATAGAGGTACTAGTAGATTACAGTCTGCTCAGAAATCTATAGATACTTTGTATAATATGCAAAGTTTCCAAGATAACTTCTTTAGTAATGGAGCAGTATTTGGATTAATACTTACTAGTGATAATACATTATCTAAAACAGCTAAAGAAAATACTATAAATAATTGGATTCAAAAATATAATCCAAAACTAGGTGGAAAACGTCCTGTAATTTTAGATAGTGGATTAAAACCAGTCTCAGTATCACAAGATACTTTTAAAGATATGGATTTTGATGCTTCTATGACTACTCATAATAAGAAAATTTTAAACGCTATAGGCGTACCTCCTGTTCTTTTAGATGGAGGTAATAATGCCAATATTAGCCCAAATTTAAGATTATTTTATTTAGAAACAGTATTACCGCTAGTTCGCGGATTTACATCCGCATTAGAGCGATATTTTGGATTTGATATAGAGCCAATCACTGCAACAGTTAGTGCGCTGCAACCAGATTTCAAAGAAAAATCAGATTCTCTTTCTTCATTAGCTAATAATGGATTAATGACTGTTAATGAATGTAGAGTTGAATTAAGACTGCCAGTAATGTCTGACCCTAAATATAATGAATTACGAGAACCAAAAAATATAACAGGTAGTGCTACAGATCCTTCTATAGGAGGTAAACCGCCTGCAAGTGGAGATAATAATGCCGCAAACAATTAAGAATAAAGTTTTCCATGTAGGTAATGTGTTTCAAAAAAGTACTTTACCAACTACAGAAGACAAAATAGAATCAATATTTATTGAAGGCTATGCTAATACAGTAGATAAAGATCGAGCGGGTGATGTAGTACCAGCTTATGTTTGGGAACAAGGAATACAAGAATTCCTAAAAAATCCAATAATTTTAGCCTATCATGATCAAACTGAACCGGTTGGAGAAATGATAGAGTATAGAGTGGACTCTAAAGGATTATGGATTAAAGCTAGAATTTCAGCAGCTGCTGAAGACACTTTCAACTTAATTAGAGATAATGTATTAAAAGCATTTAGTGTTAAATTCATCATCAAAGATGCTGATTATAATTCTACTGCTGATATATTCGTTATAAAAGAGCTAGAACTACTAGAAATTAGTGTTGTTAGCATACCGATGAATCAAAACTCTCTGTTTAATATTTCTAAGTCGTTTGAGACTGCGGATGAGTTCAAATCTTTTAAAGAGTGTTTTATTAAAGGTACTGATGCTTCAGCTAAAGGGCTTGAAAACTCAGACCATTTATTATCAAATGAGGATGATATGACAAAAGAAGAAATGCAAGCAATGTTAGCAGAAGCAGCAGCAAAAGCAGCTCAGGCTACCGCAGAAATAATCGCTAAAGCAGCAGCAGAGAAAGAAGCTAAGGAAGCTGAAGAAAAAGCCGCAGCAGAAAAAGCAGCTAAAGAAGCTGAAGCTAAAAAAGCCGCTGACGTTCAATTAATAGAATCAGGTGCTGAAAAATTAGTAGCTGTTGTTGAAAAACGTTTAGCAGATGCTAATACCTCGGTAGAAAAAGCAATGGAAGATTTGCGTGCTGAATTAGCTCAAAAAGCTTTAGAAATTCAAGCATTA